TGTCTTCCAAGGTCTAAAGCGAATAGTCTTTCGAAAGCCGAAAGAGCAGCCACTGCCCGAAAAAAGAAAAGTGAAGGTAGTAAAGGCAAAACCTTTGTCAAAAACACAAAAGAAGCGGAAGTCAAATTTGCAAGCAACGGCGGCGCAATCGAAAGGCAAGAAGCCAAGAGGCCGTCCCCCAAAAACAAAAAAGGTAAAAAAGGAATCGTAGCTAGAGGCTGTGGTGCAGTATTGTCAAACCGTAGAAAAAGAACCAGTGGTTCTGTATCTGCATAATTTAAAAGGAGAAAAAAATGGCAATGAAGAAGAAAGGTTACCGATCAGGTGGTAAAGTAAAGCGCATGTCTAAAGGTGGCGCAGCGGGCGGTAAAATGAAGCGTATGTCTAAAGGCGGAGCTATGGGCGGTAAAAAGCGCCGCATGTCTAAAGGTGGCGCAGCGGGCGGCAAAAAACCTGCAAAAATGATGTCTGGTGGCGGTGCAATGACTATGGCACAACTACGAAGCGCCGCAAAACAAAGGGGAATGAGTTTAAGTCCCATGAAGAAAGCAAAAGGCGGAGCCGCAAAGAAAAAATAATGGCGTATTTACATTCTAATGTGCCTTACTTCAAGGCATGGGTTCGCCGTGAATACACTCACAACCATGAGAAGTACCACGGCGAATTTTTACACGCGATGGTCATTGGTGTGACCACGATGCCAAATAGATGTTTGAGTTTTCAAGTTATATTTACTGGGAATGAAGCTGAAGGTGAGGAAGAGGATACAGTTCATGGGGGAGCGATGTGGGCAAGAATGCCTATAACTGCATTAGTTGCGGATATTCCTTTTGAGGAATGGCCTGAACCTATGGAAACATATGATGCTCAACCCTGGGATTGTGCGTCTTATCACAATTCGGTGTTTGTTATGGACCGGGCTACGCCTTGTCCGTGGCTTGCTAAGATTGATGGTAAAATGCATCCTGCAAAGTATTTGTTTACTGTGGATTATTCTGAAAGCGAAATTGCAGACGATCCGGCGCAACACAAACAAAGTCATGTTTTGCAATTACTGGACGCAGGGGAGTGGACTGGAAATATAGTGGCTTTGCCAAATAATAGAGTGCGGGTTACGCATCCGGCTTGGTTTGCGACAGGAGAGGGAGCGCCTGATTTCAAACCGTCACAACATATACACTATTCAAAAAGTGATTTAGACTATACACTAGACGTAAATAGGGTGTTTGATAACCTTTATAATGAGGACTAAATATGACTGTTTCTAGCAGTAAAGATTTTGAGTTAGATGTAGCAGAATACATTGAAGAAGCTTTTGAACGTTGCGGTTTAGAAGTTCGTACGGGTTATGATCTAAAGACTGCAAAACGATCTCTTAATCTTATGCTTGCGGAGTGGGCAAATAGAGGCTTGAATCAGTGGACTATAAAACAAAGAACTCAAACGGTCACTCAAGCAGATGGAGAGTATGATCTGGGTGCCGATGTAATTGATGTTTTATCTGTTGTAGTTCGTAGAAGTAATACTGATTTTGCTTTGACCCGTGTAAGCCGCGATACCTTTTTATCTATTCCTGTTAAAACAACACAAGGAAGACCTTCACAGTTTTTTTTAGATAGACAGATTACACCTAACCTTAAAGTTTGGCCTGTTCCCGAAAATAGCACAGATGTAATTGTTTATGACGCTTTAACTAGGATGGATGATGCGGATGCTCAAGTTAATACTTTGGACATGCCTTTTAGGTTCTATCCGTGTTTAGCTGCGGGTTTAGCTTATTACATCGCTCTGAAACGAGCACCTAATCGTCTTCAGATGTTAAAAGCGATTTATGAAGAAGAGTTTGAAAGAGCTATGACCGAAGATCGTGACAGAGCTTCTTTCAATGTTGTTCCCCAGTTCCAATATTTTAGGACAAATTAATGTCAAAGTTTGCCTCTGGAAAAAACGCTTACGCTATATCAGATCGATCTGGTTTTAGGTATCGATACAAAGATATGCGTCGTGAGTGGAATGGGTTATTAGTAGGACGAGACGAATTTGAGGCAAAGCAGCCACAACTAGGACCTTTCAGAAAGGTTATCGACGCTCAAGCTTTACGGGATGCAAGACCCAATCAAGTAGACCCCGTTCAAACTTTTGAAGTAAAAACCACAAACGGTATTACTTATCTTGGAAACGGAAACTGGTCTACTTCCGGGGTAGCAGAATTACCTAGTAAAATTGAAACAACTACTGCTTTAGAAGGTCAGGTTGGACAAGTATTAGTAAATGAGAATCAAATTACCGTGACAGGGCTTTCTGCAACAGGTCAAGTTGGGTCTTTATTATTTGCACCAAGATTTGATAGTACGTCGGTAACTTTAGATTCAACAACAGACACCTTTGATGAGGGATAGAAAATGGCAAAGCAAACAGTAGGCATTGGATCATCTGCAAACGACGGATCAGGAGACACCTTACGTGCGGGTGCGGATAAAATAAACGATAACTTTAATGAGGTGTATGCTGCTTTAGGTAATGGAACCGCCCTTACCGATATAATTGATTCAAATGGTTTATTGAATGTAAGTTCAGGTGCAAACAAGATTGTGTTTTATTACGCGGGTTTAAGCGATCTTCCAAGTGCCTCTACATATCATGGGGCTGTGGCCCATGTTCATGCAACTGGAGGATTATATTTTGCACACGGTGGAGCGTGGATTCGTTTGAATGATGAGACGACTGGACCTGTTACTAAATATACAGCGGGTACAAGTGGTTCCTCTGCATATACCTTTACTGGCCCCGGAGCTACGGCAGGTAATAACCCTAATTTTACTTTTTACAAAGGTCATACTTATCTTATAGACAATACCGCTAATGTAGGTAGTCATCCCTTGCAGATAAGAACGTCTGATGGGGGCTCTGCTTTTACGACAGGTGTAACTGATAATTATAATTCAACAACAGGATTAACCCAATTTATTGTGCCGCATGAACCAAGTGATACTTCTCTAGTATATCAATGCACTAATCATAGTGCTATGGTAGGAAACATAACAATAGTGTGATGACATGAGCTTTACATACGATCAACTTAAAACAGCTATTCAAGATTACACGGAGAATGACGAAACAACTTTTGTCAATAATCTCGCTACGTTTATCAGACTTTCTGAAGAACGTATTCTAAAAAATGTTCAATTAAGTTTGTTTCGCAAAAATGCAACAGCATCATGCACGGCTAGTAATAAATTTTTAGCCTGTCCTAGCGATTTTTTAGCACCTTTTTCTTTAAGTCTTGCCGGAACAAATGGAGATAAGTTTTTTATAGATTTCAAAGACCCAAGTTTTATTCAAACTTACACACCAGATGCTACGACTACTGGTTCGCCAAGATATTATGCTGTTTTTGACATAGACAACTTTATATTAGCGCCAACTCCAAATACCACCTTTACCGCAGAGCTTCATTACTTTTATCGTCCTGCAAGTTTAACTGCCGGATCTGGTAGCGGTACTACTTGGTTAAGTGAAAACGCAGAATTAACTCTTTTGTACGGGGCTTTGGTAGAGGCGTATTTATATATGAAGGGTGAGCAAGATATGATGGGTTATTACGATAAACGTTTTCAAGAAAGTTTACTTCCTCTCAAAATGATGGGAGAAAACAAAGAGGTTACAGATGAATACCGCACTGGGAAAGTTATAAGGGCTAACCAATAATGTTTAAGATAGATATAAGCGTACCAAAAGATGAACCTGTGGTTGGAGTTAGAACCACAGAAAACAGGGGATTTACTCCTGAAGAATTATCTGAACAATGCGTTGAAAAAATTATTTCGGTTTCGGATTCTGCTCACCCAGGTATACGGGACCAAGCTCGTGCTTTTTCAAAGCATGTTGAAAAGCTTGTTGCATATTACATGAGACAGGCTATTCGTAGTGACCGCACAACCGTGTATAATGCAATTAAGGATGCGGGTCATCCCCAACTGGCTGAACTTATAAGGAGACTTTGACATGGCCTTTACTGGAAACGCAATGTGTACTTCTTTCAAGAAAGAACTTCTTGAGGGTAAACACGATTTTACTACTGGGCAAGATGTTTACAAACTTGCTTTATATACTAACAGTGCCTCTTTTACTGCGGCTACAACTGACTACACTTCATCAAATGAAGTGAGTAACTCTGGCTCGTATGCAGCGGGTGGAGGGGCGTTAACCAACGTCACACCAACAACTTCAGGAACGACTGCTCTTACAGATTTTGCAGACAAGACGTATACTTCTGCAACAATTACTGCTCGTGGCGCGTTGATTTATAATACGCAAACAGGCGGTGGTTCTGGAACAACAGACACAGTTGTGGTTTTAGACTTTGGATCAGATAAGTCTTCTACATCTGGCGACTTCCAGATTGTTTTTCCAACGGCTGACGCATCTAACGCGATTATTCGTATAGCGTAAGGCTTTCGCTATGGCGAACATCAACGGTTGGGGTCGTGGAACATGGAGCGAGGGCGCTTGGGGGGAAGCGGTCCCTGTTCGGGTTGGTCATACTCTCAACGGTTGGGGCGAAGAAGGATTTGGTGTTACCGCTTGGGGCGGTGAAAAATCCACTATTGGAGCAATGCAGGGTCAAGTTGGCACTGCTGTTGTTCGAGAAGATCTATCTGTATCCGTTACAGGTCTGGCTGCAACTACAGGTCTTGGCAGTGTTACGGTTCAAGGTAACAACAGCGTTGATCTCACAGGATTAGCTGCCACAGGTGGTGTTGGTGATGTAAGTCTTGTGACAGAACAGAATGTTCCAGTTACTGGGTTACAGGGTCAAGGTTTTGTCGGTACTGCTACCGTTATTCAAGGTGGTGGCGTTGTTGTAACCACAACAGGCGTATCTGCAACATCTGCGGTTGGATCTGGAACGACAATAATTATTGGTGTCAACGTCCCGCCCGTGGGTCTAGCTGCCACAGGTGGTGTTGGTTCTGTCACGATTAGCGAGGGTGTTGGTGTTGATGTTACTCCGACAGGTATTGCAGCTACTGGCGGTGTCACAGGGCCGACTGTTTCAGGAGATGCACCAAATGTAGCGGTTACAGGAATAGCAGCAACTGCTAGTGTTGGGGCAGTAACTCTTAACACATTCCAAAGAGTTCCTGTGTTCACAGGAGATATGACTGCAACAGGTCAAGTTGGTAGTGTAACAATCGTTGCGCCATCCTCTGTAACTGTTACAGGTTTAAGCACTAGCGCAACTGTAGGATCTGTGTTAGTTTACGGTAATATAATTCCTGCTCCAGGAACATCTTGGTCTAATATTACGCCTAACCCCAACAATACATGGGCGGAAATTGATCCTACACCAGGAACAACTTGGACAGAAATAGCAGCGTAAAGGTAGGGAAAAATGGCAACCTATACAACAAATGGCGGTATCAAAAAGATTGCGACAGGTGATGAATCTGGAACATGGGGTACTTCAACAAATACAAACTTTGATATCATTGACAGGCTTTCTGTAGGTGTTGGAGATATAACACTCTCAGGAACAACGCATACACTGACTACATCAGATGGGTCTGCATCAGACGGTCAGTACCATGTTCTTGTGTTAGGCGGCTCACCTTCTGGTACAAATACTATTACGATAGCTCCTAATGATTCAAAAAGATTGTATTTTGTAAAGAACAACTCAGGTCAGACAGCTACATTCTCTCAAGGATCTGGTGCTAATGTAAGCGTAACAAACGGTAAGTCTGCGATTATATACGCTGATGGCGCAGGATCTGGCGCAGCGGTGGTAGATCTTACCTCAACATTTGCTTCCGTACCTGTCACAGGCGGCTTACTAGCTGCAAACAACCTGTCAGATGTAGCAAGTGCATCGACAGCAAGAACAAATTTAGGAGTTGCGATTGGGTCAAACGTATTGGCATATGACGCAAACCTACAGAGTTTTGTAACGGCTCTTACCCTCCCGACTTCAGATGGGACAAACGGACAAGCGTTGGTTACAAATGGTAGTGGTACTATTAGTTTTGGTAGTGCCGGAATTGGAACTGGTAAGGCCATAGCTATGGCTATTGTTTTTGGTTAAAGGAGGCTAAGATATGGCTGCACCGAATATTGTAAATGTAAGCTCAATACTAGGAAAAACCGCAATGGTTGCATTGGGCTCAACATCACAGACTACACTTTTAAGTAACGCAGCATCGAGTGATGATGTTCTGAAAGTGAACATGATCCAAGTTGCTAACATAGATGGCACAAATGCTTGTGATATAACTATAGATGTACACAGCGCGGCATCAGGCGGCGGCACAGCATACTCGCTTGTTGCAACCGTGTCTGTTCCTGCTGACGCATCATTGATTGTGTTGGATAAGAGCACAGCGATTTATCTTGAAGAGAATACTTCGATAAGTGCAACTGCGGGTACTGCAAGCGATTTAGAAGTAATTGTAAGCTACGAGCAAATCACCGACTAATAGGAGTCGCACATGGCTAGAGGTAGAGGCGGCTTTATAGGTCAAGACGGGCTGAACGCACCAGACAGCCCTACGGCGGTTAGTGCTACAGCAGGAAATGCACAAGCAAGCGTTGCATTTACAGCGCCGACTGATGTTGGTGGGTCTGCTATTACTAGATATAATATTCAAACGGGTAGCGGTCTTGGCCTTGATTCTATGATTCAAGAAGTGGATTTAGCTAATGGATCATATGACAGTAAAGAATATTCTGTTGCCCGTAATGATATATCTATGAAAGCTGATGGAATTAAGTGGATTGGTAAAACGCTTGCAGGCGTCTTTTACAGTTATACCATGTCTACACCTTTTGACATTACCACATCATCACAGACATCTACGATAGATTTGGGAAGTAATACTGGAAACAGTGCTCAAGGTTTGCATGTAAAGCCTGATGGTACGAAGTTTTATGTTATTGATTTAACAAACACTAGGGTTCTTCAATTTGCTATGTCTACCGCGTGGGATGTTTCTACAGCATCGTATGAAAGTAAATTATTTGGTCTTTCGTCACAGGAAAGCAGCCCAAGAGATATTACTTTTAGTGAAGACGGGACTAAAATGTACGCTGTTGGAACTGGTAATGATTCCGTTTTTCAATACACTTTGTCCTCTGCATGGGATGTTTCTACAGCAAGTTATGCCAGTAAAAGTTTAGATGTAAGTTCTCAAGATACAGCCCCAATTGGCTTAGATATAAGCCGAAATGGTAAAAACCTTGTGGTCGGTGGTGCAGCAGGAAATGATGTTAATCAATATAATTTAACGACGGCTTTTGACGTATCTACAGGAAGCTATAGCTCCACCCTGACAACATTAAATAACGGTTATTTTCCTGCATTAGCAGGAGAAACAGACACCACTACCAAGATGTATGTTACCACTGACAGCGTAGTACGGCAGTACAGTGTGGGTGGATCAACTCCGACTGTTACATCATCACCGTTTACATTCACTGGCCTAACCAACGGCACAAGCTACACCTTTAACGTCTGGGCAATCAATGCGTTTGGTTTTTCTGCGCCTAGTGATGCGAGTACGGGTGTTAGTCCTGCTGCGCCAAATGCTCTTTTTGCAATGGGTAATGCAAATGGAGCAGCTGTTGTTGACACTGTTGTGGGCACTTTAATTGCATCATCTGGAACATTTTCGGATTTTGGTAATTTAACGGTAGCTCGTGGTAATGGTCTTGGAGCTTCTGGTAATGCTACAAGAGGACTATTTTTTGGGGGGTATAGTACAACTGCATCAAACGTCATTGATTATTTTACCATAGCTTCAGCAGGAAATGCCACTGATTTTGGTGATATGACTGAAGGTAAATATCATACATCAGCAGCAGGAAACAACACTAGAGCAGTTCGTGGAGGGGGGATTAACACGAATGCCGCGTCAGCGACAAATGTTATGGATTATGTTACTATAGCTAACACTGGTAATGCCACTGATTTTGGAGACCTAACCGCTGCACGTAGTTATTTAACCAGTACCGCAAGTCCAACAAGGATTGTTTTTTCAGGTGGATATTTAGCCGCAGGTGGCGGTACTAATATAATGGATTATATTACCATAGGAAGCACAGGAAATGCTACAGATTTTGGAGACTTACTTGCAGCTACTTATGAAAGTTGTAAAGGTGTAGCAAGCTCTAGTACACGAGGAATTTTTGCAGGGGGTAATACTTCTACAGAGGTTAATGTTATTCAATACATTACAACTGCATCTACAGGCAATGCTACAGACTTTGGCGATTTAACAGCTACTTCACGAGGAGGTTTAGCAGCTTCAAGTGCGACAGTAGCAGTTTTGGGAAATGGAGTACGTGGTGGTGGTCTTACTTCTAAATCTTTAGACTCTATAACAATAGCAAGTACAGGCAATGCATCTACCTTTGGAGATTTATCTTCCGCAGTTTCTTATGGCGGTGCAGGTTTATCAAGTGTTCATGGAGGTATCTCCTAATGCCTAACTATAATGGCGTGTGGTCACTCACAACACAGTTTCAGTATGCAGCAGATTGGAACTTAGACAATCCAAACCCATCTATAGCATTGTTTGCAGGTGGTAATGGCAACTTAAATGTAATTGAAAAAATTATAATGGGAACAAGTGGCGATGCTACTGACTTTGGAGATTTAACATCAGGAGGTGAAGTTTCTGCTGCTTGTGGATCAACGACTAGGGGCGTATGGCTTGGTGGAGAACGTGGTTCAGCTTCAAATATAATAGACTTTGTTACGTTTACTAGTGCAGGTAATGCTTCAGACTTTGGAGATTTATCTGCAGCTACAAGATTAAATGCAGCACATTCTAGTGCTACAAGAGGTGTTGTTGGTGGTGGTATTGTTAGTTCACGAACAGATACTATTGATTATATTACTATAGCTTCGGAAGGTAACGCTACTGATTTTGGAAACTTACTTGAAGCAAAAAATAGTCTGGGTTCTACAAGTTCTACTACAAGAGGTTTATTTGCAGGTGGTGGTAATGGCAGTGTAAATCTTGATGTAATAGAATATATAACCATAGGTTCAACAGGTAATGGTACTGATTTTGGAAATTTACTAGCAGGAACTAGTAACTACCCTGCAGGTGCAGCATCTAATACAAGGGCTTTGTTTGCAGGTGGAACAAGTGGAAGACAAAATGTAATTCAATATGTAACTATCGCATCAACAGGCAACGCTACAGACTTTGGAGATTTAACTGATGCTGTGAGTGATGCTGCGTCTAACTCTAATAAAATACTAGCTGTGTTTGCAGGAGGGTTTGATAGCTCTGGCAGTGCAAGAGGCAATCATATTGATAAAGTTACTATAGCTACAACAGGTAATGCTAGTGATTTTGGAGATTTAACTGGTGAGAAATCTAATTTTTCTGGTTGTTCTCAGTCACATGGAGGAATAGCATAATGTCAACTAGAGACTTCACAGCTAACGTTATATCTGCTACTAAAGTAGTACCTGATGGTAACTTTAAAGATAGCAAAGCGTCAGGTATATGGGATATCAATGAAGCACTAGATCTTATTAAAGGTGGTAACTGGCCTAACGCAGCTAACGTTAACCCTGCTGCTTTTGTTGATGCTTTGTTTTCTACTGATTTATATGTTGGAAATGGTGGTGCTAAAACAATAACAAATGACATTAACCTTAGTAACTCTGGTGGTTTGGTTTGGACTAAGACTAGAAGTGTAGCTGACAATCATAGGCTAACAGATACTGCACGAGGTGCAGGAAAAGGGTTAGACGCAAGTAATAATTATGCAGAATGGACAGCTAATCCGTCAGCAGGTTCACCATCTGGTGTAAGTTCTTTTAACTCTAATGGTTTTGTTTCTGATCTTTCTCACTCGTTCTTTAATAATGAAGACGTGGTTAGTTGGACCTTTAGAAAGCAGCCTAAGTTTTTTGATGTGGTGACTTATACTGGGAATGGTAATTCTAGCAATACTATATCTCATA